CTGGACGAGCCAGCCTTGCTTGAGGGAATCGTCACCCGCCCAGGCAGTGTTGCCCAGCGTTGCGAAGTAGTCGTCCGCAAAGGCGACGTCCACGAAGCTGTTCGCGTCCGGTAGGCCAGTTCCATCCTCGGGCACGAACGCCATCGCTTACCCCTCGCTCGTCTTGATGATACCGTTGTCGTTCCACTCCATCCCAGCTACGCCCGGATCCGAAGTGGGGAATTGCGCAAGCCACCGGGCTCGACGCTTCTTCCGTGCATAATACAGCGCGGCCGACAGTTGCTTCTTGAAGGCTGCTGACCGCGCCATATTCTTACATCCCGCTCGAGCCGCGGCCGCGACGTGCGGTCGGACGTGCCATCGACTGATCCAGCGGGGACTTGCCAATCGCCTTGGCGAGCTCCTTCAGGTTCAGACCGCTTTCCGCCAGGGTCTTCCGGTTGGCACCGCGCTGAGCAGCGAGGCGCTTCTGCGAAGCCAGATATTCCTGGATGGCGTTGGCAGGCTTGTGGTCATTCCGGCCGCGCTTCGCCTTGTTGATGGCGTTGCTGACCTTCTGCTCGATCTGCGCAACCCGGTCGATTTCCAGGTTCAGATCGTCCACCTGCCCGCGGAGACCTGCGATGTGCTCTTGGATCTCCTGAAACGTCTTTTCCAGGAGCGCGACTTCATCGTCACCGTCATCGAGGTCATCCAGTCCTTCGACCAGCGCTTCGAGTTCGGTTTCGCCACCGGCATCCCCGCCAGCGGGTCCGACGGGCGGCTCAGGTGCCTGTTCGACCGGGGCTGCACCTTCCCCGGCGGCAGAGGGGGTTTCGGGTGCCCCAGCGGCCTGTGGGGCGGCAGGGGGTGCAGGCGGCGCGCTGGTGCTACCCTGCTCGCCCCCAGCGGTTTCGGTGCCCTGTGGGGCCCCGCTACCCGGCTGCGCAGCAGGCCATTCGTAGGTGGCAGCGGTGTCCTTGCTGAAGCCGGGGAATGCCGCATCCAGTTCTTCACGGGAGACAGCGGTGCCACCCATGTTGAACTTGACCGTCTCGAGACGCGCCAGACCAGCGTCGGTCCAGTGGTTCTCGTTGGCGGGGTCCAGCTTCAGGAGCGCTTCCTTGATCTTGTCGGACATGGTGTGCGCTCCTTAGTCGTCGCCGAGGACGGTGAACGCGATGTAGAGCGCACCCGTGGCGCGGATGGCCACAGTCTGTGCGTTCGTCACCTCGTCAGCGTCGATCAGGACGTTGAGGTTGATCTCGAGCGAACCGTCGGTGTTGTCCAGGATTGCCTGGGCAGCGTTGATGGCACGCTTGGCGGTGATGACCTCGGCGGTTGCCGGGCCCATGGTGGTGGCCGGGATGATGTCGAAGTCCGTGGTATCCGACAGATCGGTATCCGCATTGGGCGCGGAACCGATTGCAAAGTCACCTTCGAAGTCATCCGTCAGGTTGGCGCTACCGCCAGGGCCTGCAAGACCGACGTAAGCGACCGCACCGAGCAACAGGATGTTGCCTTGCGGGAAGTCGCCAATGACAGCGCTTGCACGCTGGATGACGCCAGTGGCGCCGGTGATGCTCAGAACCGTATCGATCGGGATCGTGAGCTTCTGCACTGCTGCAACGGCCGGGTTGGCGCGTGCGAGCGAACGAGGAAGTCCCTTCATGGGTATTCTCCTGATGGACCAAGAAGAACGGGACGCCCGAAGGCGCCCCGGTTCGACTTAGTATTCGCGGGTGACGAGGCGGGCCATGCGGATCTGCTTCCGCTCGTTGAACACCCGGCGCCACGTAGCAGCGTTGGCGAGGTTCCCCGAGGTAGCAGCGTTCGACGGGCCACCCTTGGCAGTGGTGCCGCCGACGTAGGCGTAGCCCACGGGGTGCAGCGTCCACTCGACGCGGTTATACAGGATGTCCTGTCCACCGCCGTTGCCGGTCTCGGGCTTGCGGTCCGTCTCGGTCGGAACGGCAGGGCTGCCGGCACCGAACTGGAACGCACCCGCGCCGAACAGCCAGGTATCGAACACGCCGTTGGCGCTCGGCATACCGTCGTCCACGATCACTTCGCGCCCGAGGAAGGTCGGGATGCCCTTGCGCGGACCAGTGGTGTTGGGCACCGCTGCAAAGTTGTCCGAGTCGGGCATGAAGTCGATCAGGTTGTTCTTCAGCGCACGCGCATAGACCAGCGAGTGCATCATGACCATCGTGAGGTCATCCATGCCGTCGCCCATCGTCACCGCGCCGTCCACGAATGCTTCCGCGGAGAAGTTGGTGACGCCGTCCACGAATGCAGCACCGCTGATGTCGTGGATCATATCGTTCTGCGTGTGGGTATCGCCGCCCGAGGGAGCCGCAGCGTTGTCCGCCAGCACACCGTTCATCGTTGCGACGAACACGAGCTGGAGTCGACGGACCCAATAGTCCGCCACGCGCGACGCGATCGCTGCCATCGGATCCGCACCCGCCAGCGCGGCGGTCAGGTCCATGGAGCTCCAGGAGTTGTTGCGCGACAGGCGCACCTGGACTTCGCTTCCGGTGCCGATCTTGTTCGGGGCGGACTCGTCCGTCGGATCGTCATTGCTGACGTTCTCTTCGTCGTTGTCCAGGTCCTTGAAGAACGGCTGGTTGAAGGTAAGGCCGCCGCCGTTGAGCAGATTGCTGAGCTCGGCGTCGACAACGATTGCACCCGACCGGATGAGGCGGGACTTTTCCTGCGTCATCAGCTGGGAGTAGGGAGTGAAGATTTCCGGAACGACGACGTCCGAAATCCGGGTAACACCGCTTGCCATGGGACAGGCTTCCTTAACTGGAGGTTGGAGGTTTGACCCTGTCCCATGGACCCGGATCGGATAGCTGGCACATTGCCCCGCTTGAGTGCAGAGCTAACATGGTCCAGCTACCCGAGTCAACGATTATTTTTTCGGCGCAGGGCGCTTGCCTCCGATCGAAGTGCCCGCCGCCTTGGCCAGCGTCTCAGCACGCGACCGATCGGAGTTGATCAGCTTGCCCTGTTCCGTCAGGTTCCAGTTCTCGTGGGAGAACGGGTTGTTCGTTGCGCTCGGGCCACCGCCACGGTTGCCGCCGGCGCCACCGCCCTGCGTCGGACCCCACCAGTGAGGCTTCTTCTCCTGGAGCTGAGCGATGAAGTCCTTCGCGCTGAGCCCTTCGGTGTAGCCCGTGGCAGCCTTGACCACAGCAACGCCATCGTCTTGCAGCTCCATCACGGAACCAGCGAGGAACACGGCGTCATCGATTGCGCCGTCCAGCATCTTGGCCTTGGACGCCTCCGCGCGGATCTGGTCCGCAATGGTGCGACCCTTCTCCTTCGTGGTGAAGGTGTTGACCTGCTCCTTGAGCGCGACGTTCTCGCTCTTGACGTTGTTGAGCTCGCGCTCGAGCGGTGCGGTCTTGGCCTTCAGGCGCCCCTCGACGATCGTTGCGATCTTGGTCTCGTCCAGGTTGCCAGCTGCGGCAGCTTCCAGCTCGGGGAGCTTGTCCAGCTTCTCACGGATGACTTCGAACTTCTCGTCGCCGAAGGTCGTCTTGACCTTGGTCTTGAGCTCGGCGTGTGCGGTGCGCTCCGCAGTGAGGGCGGACTGGACGCGATTGACATCTTCCTGCGTCTTCATGCCCTCGACCTGGATGACAAACTTGCCATCCTTCTCGACGTATTCCTTGGCAACCTCCTCCGGGAGGCCGTCGAGGGAGTCGAGTTCCATCTTGAAAGCCATCTGCTCTTCCTTCTATTGTGCCCGAGGGCGTTGGTGATTAGTTTTCCGGTCCTGTTTGCGGTGCCGGGTTGGAGGGATCCTTGGGCAGCGGGTCGCCCGCACCGCCCTTCGCACCAGCCAGCGCCTTGTCGCTGTCCAGCTTGGCTTGGATGTTGGGGTCGACTGCCAGCGGGGGCTCCGCCTTGATCTCCGCCTGCTCCGTCTCGTAATCCATGTTCGTCAGGTTGCCCTGCACCGCCAGGCGGTGGATGGACTTCATGGACAGCGGCGCACCGTTGCGCTTGGCGGTCATCAGGTTGCCCAGATCCTGCCCAGCCATCTGGTAGTCCGCAAACTCAAGGTTCGGTGTCACCTTGACCTTCTTGGGGTCAGCGCCCATCCACTCGGCGCATTCCTTCAGCAGCATCTCCAGCGCCAGCGCCGCAGTCTTGGCGATCTGGTTCAGGGTGGCGGTCTGCGCGCCCACGCGGGTCTTAAGCGCCGCACCGGATTCCTTGTCACCCTGCGTCGCGTCGATAAGCTGCCCGCTGCGCGACTCGCAGCGCTTGCGATCGTTGCTGAGCGCGGTGCGCTGCTCCGCAAGCCCCTGGCTGTTCACCCCGACATACTTGGCATCCCCGGTGAGCTCCAGGTCAATGCGAGCACCCGCACCCGTGCGCAGCGGCTCCTCCACCGTCGGGTCACCCGGCAAGCTGTTCCGCTGGCGCGCACCGATAACGACGAGCGTGTCCTGTCCCTGCATGAACAGGTTCTGACGGTAGTCCGCTTCGCCACGGTAGATGGTGAAGCACTGCCTGCACAGGCTCATCAGCGGGGACTGATCGGGCTCGGGGGAGATGTCCTTCGTGTTGATAAACTTGAAGGGGATCCGGGACAGCGACTTGCCGCGGATCATCGGAGCGATCATCTGCGTCTCGTCGTAGGTGAGCCCCGTGCCCACATCGTCCTGGAACAGGCCTTGCTTGTAAACGCCCTCCGTTTCGTTGGGACCGATGTCGCCAAGCTGGAGCACGCGGTAGCGCTCAACGGTCTCCCATTCGAAGTCGGTGTTGCGCTTGATACCGGACTCGTCCAGAACCACAAGGTTGAGCACCTCGCGCAGCCCGCCCTCTTCGGTGGCGTCCTCGTTCTCGCCGTCAGCGGTCTGGTCGTCCCAATTGATGATCGCTTCCGCCACGTATAGCGCAATGAACGGAAGCGGCCGTGAGGGATCGGGCTTCTTGGGAAGGTCCAGGAGGATGCCGACGCGCCCTGTGGTCAGCTGCTCCAGGTTGATCCGCTGCAACAGGATCTCCAGTGGTTCGCCAAGGGGAGTGGCGTTGTTCCGGAGGTCTTCCATCTCTTCCGGCAACTCAATCACCGGGGATTTGTTGTGCAGCGACCCCATGAAGTATTCCAGGGCGTCGGAGACGTATTCCGGGAACACCGCCCGCAGCTTATACGCCTCATAGGCCACTTGGCCCATGTTCTTCCCGCCGAACGCTGCCTGCGTCGGTGTGCCGCCTGTGCCCGCACCGTTACCGCCAGCGGGGTTATACGTCAGCCCGTTATTCGGGCCGTTCAACCCGTCCAGGATCATCCCGCTCGTAGGCGGAAGGTAAAGCTGGCCCTTCGCCTTGACAGCCCGCTCACCCTTCGCAGCGTCGCGGAGCTGAATCCAATCGGGCTTGTTTGCCGCATATTGCGGATGGACGGAATTGATTGCCATGTGGATCCCCTAGGGCCTGTTCGCGCATTGCTTAACACTGCACCCGCTAGGGCGCAAGCGTTATCAAAAGTGGCCCGAAGTCGTGCCAGCTTTCGCCAGCGATTCGCCCACGGGCCAATGCACATCAACAAAGTAGCCCACTGCCGTTGTGATGTGCTGATACTTGTTCTTCTGGTCCTCCTGGAAGGTTGACCCCTCCTGAAGCTGCACCGTCGCCAGACCCTTGTGCGTCCAAGGCGCGGTGTTCGGGTTCACGTAGAGCGTCGTCTCCCCAGCCGCGTTGAGGATCTTGGCACGAACCGCGTTCTGTCGATCGCGGATCGAAGGATGCGACGGGCGAACGCGGCGACGATACTTCCATCCGTGGATGCGAAGCACTTCTTCGATTTCGGTGTAGTCCGACTTGTGGCCATGCTTCTCACCTGCTCGACCGGCGGGATCGCCGTAGATGTTGACTAGCTTGTTCTGGTGTCCCTTGTATCGGTCAACGAACTCGTCAGCGGACTGGCGCGACACCGCGCTCTCCAGGACGATCTCGTCAACGATGTATGGAATCCCGTTCCTGACCACAGCGATGGCGCTGCTCAGCGGGGTAAAGTTCTGGTCGTGCATCCAGAACAGTTCTTCATGCGGTTCCATGAAGTGTTGCGTATGGTTGCGTCCGCCAATGCGTCCGTCGTAGTCCTCATAGATACGACCGCTGGCAGTCTCGAAGCTCGCCTCATACTCCTGGAGGTATTGCTTGCGCGACATGGTGCGCTTCGCGGACGCAATGATGTCCGCTGGCAGAATCTCGCTTGACTTCCAGTGGAAGTAGGCGTAGTCTGGATCCCCGCTGGTCCGCGCATACTCAGCCATGTCATAGTAATGGTTGAGACCATCGGGAACCCCGATGAACCAGCACCATGCGCGGTAATCCGGGCGGGTCGGATTCATAGTGTTAAGCGCCGGCATGATGTTCGCCTCTAGCGCTTCACTCTTGATGTCTGCAATTTCGTCAATGACGCCGCCGGTCCAGTTGATACCCTCAATGCGCTGGGGCTGGTCCAGACCGATGACGTGGATTTCCGTCCCGTTCGGGAGGTAGATAATAAGCGCGGACTCGGAGGGCTTCTTGATGTGCAGCACGCTGAGCGTGAGCATCTTCAAGTCGTCCCACCAGATCTTCTTCGCCTGGTTGTATGTCGGAGCGGCTGCGAAATACTTCTCGTTCGGGTTCTCCATCGCCTGCTTGGCAATGAACCGCTTCGCGCGCTCAGTCTTCCCTGACCGTCGCCCTGCTGGCACAATGGGGAAGCGAATACCCCGTGCAACCGCACCCATCAGGTCCAATTGCACGGGGTGATCGATTAGCTTATACCAGCGGTCCTTCTGCCGCTGTAGGATCAGCTTACTCATTGGGGAGCGTTCTGGCTGAACTCCTTCAGAGCATCGACAAGCGCCTGGGCATGGGCTTCAGCACCATCCTCATTCTTCTTGACGTAGCCCTGGGCCTCCATGTATTGCTTCGCAGCAATCGCACGGGACGACGGGGTGCCGTTGAACGTCAGCCACCGGAGGTTGGCAAGCTGCTCTGCTTTATCCTGCTCCGACGGGCTGACTGCCTGCTGCTGGAGCCACGCCAGGCGCCGCAGCACATAGCCGTCGTTCATGAAGATCTTGGCCTGGTCCGGTGCGAACGCTGCAAGGAACCCCATCCGGATGCACGCCCTGTAGGGGTCGTTATCCTTGACGTATTCCGCAACGAAAGCCTCACGAACAGCGATCTCCCGCTCCGTCAGTGCGGGCGGTTCCATCTTCTGAGGATCAAGAGAGGGGCCGGCGTTCATCTGGCTCGTTGCTCCGTGAATCGAACTAACTTCCGGGTCAGTGTAACAGACTCGGACGGGTGCGTGCAAGCGTTTCCGCTATCGATTAAACTTGACCTCCTTCGTCGCGGATCTTCTTCTCGGTCTCCTTCAGACCGGCGTCCATCCGCTGCACCTCGTTGGCGATAGTTCCCTTCGCTTCCTGCAAGCGCGTCATTCGGGTCAGGAACGCGCGGGCATTGCGCTCAGCGGTAGCTTTCTCCGCCTCGTCCTTGGCGAACAGCACTGCGGACAGATGCTCCAACGCCTGCTGAAAGTGATAGAAGTGTCGCTCCATAGACCG